ATCTTCCATGAAGATTGCATATGTCTTTCTCCCCTCATGTTCATCTTGAGGGGTTACTGTACCTGTCCACAGGTATAGTACAAAAATTAATTTTGTTAGCATAACTAAATTGATTTACTTAAAATGGGTTTATACATTTTAAGTCAAGGGCTAGCAAGAGAGGGAAAAAAAATAAAGAAGAGTTATTTACTCTTCTTTATTGTTAGCTCACCATGGACTTTGACTGCATAGACAAATCCATTGGTGCTTGCCTTAAGATCTACAAGGTAGAGCTTACCAGGCTTCAAAGCTTTAGCTTTGGATTTGCTAATCACAAAAGGCTTCATGCCGTTGGGATAGCAGATCACACTAGTTTTAGAATGAGGGTTAGATATAACCCGAGTTATAATACTATTCATAATATATAATTTAAATTTTATATTATGACAAGGGCTAGCAGCACAGCTGTCTTATGTCAGAGCTTGTGATGACATGACAGCTAGTGTGACATGCACAGCATGGCACAGTCATAGAAACATTTTCTGCCAGGAAAATTTTTCTTAGACAGATGGACAAATTTATTTGGCCAGCTGGCTTGACTGGGGGGTACCACCAGCCGAGCGGAAGGGCCGGGGGGTCTGGAGTGAGGCCCCATCACAACCTCTAATATACTATGGTACCAGTACCGGAAATTTTTTGTATATTATAGTATGGAAATAATTTTGAAAATACAGAGTGAGGAGTATTCTATCTCTAGAGAGTTAGATAATCCAGATGCAGATAATGTTATGTTTGCTATAGAGAGTTTGGTAAGTAAAGTCCCGGGACTTGATACTGATGCCATAGAAGAGTATATTATAGCCTGGGCTGAAGAAATTCAAAATAAAAGATTAATTTAGCTGTATGAAAAAGGTTGACATGGGTGAGTATGTGCTCCTTGTAGGTAAGGATGCTACTGAAATATTTGATTATTACTCTGTAGATGAGATGCACGGGTTAAATCTTAAAGATGCCATAGCAGAGGAAGTAGATAAGACTGTAGGTAATGGGGTGTATATGTATGGGTGGACTAACTATGATCCAGCTGATAAGAAACTTACAGCAAAGGCTCCATACAAACCGTTCTTGTTTTTGAACTTAGGTGCATTCAAAAGATATTCTACTACAGAGAAAGCTACAGCTGTTATGCATGAAACTATGCATATGAGTATTCTACTAAACAACTGGAACATCAAAGATAAGGAAGAAGAAGTGATCACATTTGCAGAAGAAGAAGCCAACAAGATAATTGATAAACTAGGCTTTGATAAAAAAGAAGAGCCGAAGAAAGGTTTCTTTAAAAAATAAAAAAATAATCTATACCTTTACAGAGTTCATAATTTATTGGTTTAATTGATTAATAACTGAGAGCCCCAGAAACATCTGGGGTTTTTAGTTTCAGAGATATGGAAGAGCACTTAGTAAAATACGTACACCCTACAGGATTTTGGTATAAAGACATGGCCATATACTTACACCTGGATTCTATAGAACTTAAAGATTGGTTAATTAACTTTCTAAGAGATTATCAGGATAAAATGATTTATGATCTAGGTTGTGGTACTGGTTATTATTTAGCTGAGTTGCATAAGGCAGGTCATAAAAAATTACTGGGTATAGAAGCAGAACCCTGTAAGCTCCATGATGAATTTCCAATACTTGCATTTAACCTTACTGATCCTATAGAACTTACAGAGAAAGGAATAGTAATTTGTCTAGAAGTGGGTGAACATATTCCTGATGATTACGAGCATATGATACTTGACAATATTGCAAGCTTGTGTGATAGTTGGTTAATACTTTCATGGGCTCTTCCCGGTCAGAGTGGTGTAGGTCATTTTAATTGTAAATCTAATCAGTATATAATTACTCAGATGGAATCTAGAGGGTTTGAGTTTATTTCTGATATTACAAATGAAGCTAGAATGCATCCAGTAGGAGTAACAGGTTATTTCCAAAAGACACTTATGATATTTAAAAGATATGAATGTTGAGATTTTTACTGTAATAAAAGATGCGGAATACATCTTACCTTTCTACCTAGAACACTACACTCGTAATTTCCCAGACTGTAAGATTAACATCTTTGACAATGGTTCTACAGATTCTAGTATTGATCTATGTAAAGAAGCTGGTTGTAACATTATTCCTTTTTTTGATTTTGTACCCTTAGTAAAGGAGCACTACCTTACAGATCTTAAGAATAATGTTTGGAAAACTTCAAAAGCTGATTGGGTTATTATTTGTGACGTTGATGAGTTAATTCAGATTAATAGTGATAACTTAGTAAATCTTGTTGAAGTTGACATAGTTCAATTTAGAGGTTTTAATATGGTAGATATAAATGATAAGAAAGATCCTAAATTATTTACTCATGGTCTTTCCGCGGGCATGTATTGCAAAGCTTGTTTATTCAGACCAAGTATAGAAGAAATAAACTATACTTCAGGAGCTCATGGTTTTGAACCTGATTCTAAATACAAAATCTCAAAGTTTCAGTATAGACTGTTTCATTATAATAGATCCTGGTTCAATCTTGAGAACTTTTATGTGTGCCATAGTTATCACCCTAAAGAGGTAGTCAAAGATTTATACCTTAAAAGTTTAGAAAAGGTACGCAAGTTAAAATAAACTTTATATATTTGTTTTCAAGATAAACTATATGAAGTGACATTAGAGTTAAAAAAGTTATGGTTGCTTGTTGCAGAGAAATCAGACTCTAACTTAGAAGCTCGTATGGTTTATGATGAATTACTCAAACAACTCAATATGTCAAAGGAAACAACTGTGTTAGCTATCACAGAAACAGAACAAGGATTAGAAGTAAGAATTAGTGAAAAGGCTTATGGTAATTTAGCTATCATAGGTTTAGTAGAACAGATCAAGTTTAACTTGCTGAACACTGAAGAAACTCCTGAACTTGACAGATCAAAAATTAACACAGATCAAAAGTATGACGCATAAAAATACAAGTAACAAATTAAAATCAACAAATATGAAACCGTTTAGTTTATTAAGAGGGAGAAGAATTATTATCAATGTCCCTGAGAGAAAAGAATCAGCAATCAAGTTAAGTGAGAAAGACCAAGATGCTATAATGTATGAGGCAATGAAAGCTTGGTTGAAGTTGACAGTCTATGCAGTAGGAGATAAGTGTGAAGATATCAAAGAAGGAGATATAGTATACATTCCTTATGCATCATTGGAACATTCTGAGAAAATAGATATTGATGGAACAGTAAGATTGATCTTGAATGAAGGTGATGTTGCTATAATCTGGTAATCATGAATATTAAAACTCCTTGCCCAACAGCAGCAGAAATAGATTGGAATAAAAGAATTGTCCACTTGGATGAAGGACCAAGACCTGAATACTACGGGGGTAAAGATAATCCTTATGAAGTTTTCCGAGTGCTAGAAGCTTGGGAATTGGATAATGATTTCTACTTAGGTAACGTGATTAAGTATTTAGCTAGAGCTGGTAAAAAAAATAAATCTACAAAAAAAGAGGATTTACAAAAAGCTTTAGTATATTTACAAAGAAGAATTGATAATTTATGATGCTTAAAGGTATTTTATTTATATGTGGTTTACTAGGAATAGGGATTCTGTTTTTGTTACAGAATGCCTTCAGCAAACCTATTTATAATAAGATGTCCAATGTATGGCAAGATGATCAAGATGGTAGACAAATGGCACACATCATGATTGTTGCTATGATAGTAATTGGATTCTTATTAGGTATTCTCGTCAGTTAATTCTGCTGCTCTCCCGGAAAGTCCCTAGAATTTTTTCTAGGGATTTTTTTTATTCAATAATTTTTTGTATATTATAGTAAGTATATATTTATAAAATTAAACATCATGAGCTTAGTAGAATATAAAAGTCCAGTAGTAAAGAAACCAAAGTTTGGCTGGCAAAGATACCAGTTCGGAAACAAGTCTGCAGCTGCATTAAAGACATCTCTATGGGATGCTAACTTATCTGAAATTACAGTTATTAATGCATCCCCAGATCCAATCTTTGGACCAGTATACACAAAAGTAAAAGTTAATTTATCAAACAGCAACACTGTACCCCTACCAACAATAGAACTTAATACACAAAATTTAACAACTGCTGTTTTTAATGTTACTGATCTTATATCACTAGTACAAACATTAAATAAAATTGCGCCATACATGGGTGAATTTAGACCAAATGCAGCATATACAGATGTTGTATTAGTAGTTGATAAAACTTGGACTGATAGTTCTGCAGGTGATCTATGGAAACTTAATATTGATCTAAGTTAATTATGGTTAAGTTTGTCCCAGTATCACCAGATCCATATCTTAAAGATGATAAAGACATGGCTCCTGCTAAGTTTGGACATCTTAATGCACTCTTAGCAAATATAAGAAGAGAATATTCAGACAATGCTACAGCTTTAGCATGTGGATTAAAACCAGGAGAACTTTACAGTACTCCAGATGGAACAGTAAAAATTGTAAAATAAATAAAAATTAGAAATCATGCCAGTAGAATTAGAAGCACAAGCACCAATAGGTGGGGTTAAACCTCAACCGGTAAGAGAATTAATAGGTGTATCAGTAAAAACAATTACACCAAGTGTATATATAACAGGATTATATACAGGAAACGCACAAGCTAAAGCAGCTGAGTTAACAAGACTTATGCAAAATTTACTTGCATTTGGTATTTGGGAATCTGCTTTAGATGCTGCTAAAAAAGGAGTTCCCGCGGGAACATTTATTATTGTAGATGATCCAGCAACTCCAGTTGAAGAATTTGCAGTACAGATTGTACCAAAAATCTTTAAGAAAAAAGGTGATGCAGAAGCAATTGCAGTAGGACCAAGAGCATAAACTTAATTAAATACCCTGAGCAATCAGGGTATTACTTTTAAAACTAAGAAAGATGTTAAATAATATATCAAACTTTTTCAATCTAGTTAAAGGTAAGAGGGTAAAGAAAACCTTAGCTCCTAATGATATGATTGCTATTGGTGTAAGAAACCCGGTTGATAAATCAGATTATCAACCAGCAGGTATCTTCTTCAAAGATCTAGAAGATCAACTTGGGGGTGGTATTTCACTTACTGTAACTGGAACAGGTGGCCCAGCTACATTAGTTGGTAGTACACTCAACATTCCACAATACCAAGGGCAGTTAACAATTAGTCCTACAGGTACAGGTGGTGCAGCAAGTTTGACAGGTAATGTACTAACAATACCTATTTATCAAACTCAGATTCCTCATCTTGAGTGGAATAACACAGATAGAACTATTTGGACTAATGGTAAAGGAGATATTGTAAGTAATACATCATATGGCGATGGTGCTCTTAGAGCTAACACTACTGGATTTAACATTACGGCATTAGGTTTTCAAGCAGGATATAGCAATACTTCAGGATTCAATAATAC